TGGTTCTGCAATTCTTTTTCCAACGATCTAATCTTATCCTTTTGCAGTTCTATTATATATGAATCTTTTTCATTGACGATGGGAACTATTGGAGCTTCTTTTTGTCTCAACATTTCTCCCTTACCGGTTAATAACCATTCGGGGTTAGCATCTGAAATTTCCGATAAAATTTTTGCTATTGTTATAGATGAAACATCGCTTTCTTTTGCTTTACCTCTAAAATTAGCTGAAGTTACTCCTATTTTTTTATAAAAATTTTCCTTTGCAATCCCTTTAAATTCAATAAGTTGTATAATTCTATCTTTTATCATCGAAAAAATATTTACTTTTAATTTGTTTTATCGAAAAAATATTTTCTATATTTGCTTAACAATTTGAAACAAGTAAAGCAATGGACAAAAGTAGCAAAAAGAAACCTTACAATCAGTATAACCCCGCTATTATTAAACAGTTAAAACAAAAATACGGGTTAACAACGCAGTTTATCGGTCAATCCTTACGAGGAGAGCGTACGAGTGATACCTCACTTAAAATTTGTGAAGACTACAAGCAAATGGAACGTGAAATTAATAAAGCAATTCAAAAAGTATAATACCATGAATCAATTAATTAACCACCCACAATTTGGGACAGTACGAGTAGAAACTATTAATAATGAGCCTTGGTTTGTGGGCAAAGACTTATGCGAGGCATTTGGCGACTCAAATTACCGCAGAACGCTTGCCAATTTAGATGCCGATGAAAAGGGTGTTACACATATTGCTACCCCTGGCGGAAAGCAAGAAATGGTAACGGTAAACGAAAGTGGTTTTTATCATTTACTTTTTTTGTATCAACCGCAAAAAGGAACGAATAAAGAAATTGCAACAAAACGCACGTTGTTTTTAAAAAAATTCCGCAAGTGGGTAACGGCCGAAGTTCTACCATCCATTCGCAAATATGGTACTTATAGCACAGATGAAAGAACAATGGACAGAGCCATAAAACGCGCCGAGGCAAGAGCCGTAAAAAACTTGCTTACCGAAATTAACCAAACCTTGAGCGGTACTGATAAACGAATTATTGCTAAGCAATGCCTCACAGATGAGTATGAAGTGCAACAGGTATTAAATGGTCGTAAAGAAGATGTGCACATGATGAGCCTGCTATATGCCCGAGCCACGGGTAATAAAAAATATAGAGGTGCTTTTTATAGCCTTGAGGGTGCAGAACAATTACTAAACGAATTACTAAAAACTAATGATAAAGAAAATTCTAACCATTACTAAAGGCAATTACTGTAAACGAGTATTTCTTTTTGGTATTTGTATTTATAAAAGTACAACGGTGTTATCTGAAGATAGCATTGGCAAAAAACTAACCCATAAAAAACTATTACCATGATCAAAACTAAAACTATTCACCACATTAACAAAGACTTCACACACGAAGTAGTTGAAAAGCTAATATTCTTATTTGGCTTTCGTATAAAGAGAAGTTTAACTACTAATATTTTATAAACATGGAATCGCACAATACTCCAGCTTTGTATTTACAAGTTAGACAATCAGAGCTTGAATACGAAAAGCAAAAAACAGAAGATTTAATTAATCGTTTTGGCGCTCGAGGATCTCTTTTATCCTCTGCTTTTGGTGGTGTTCAAAAACAACAAGCTTTTCGGCATATTGCCGCTCAAAGTCAGGAATGTGATTTTTTAGAATTGCCTCAAGAGCTTCTACCTTAAACCGTAAGATGTTAATAAACTCATCTTGTTGTTGCTGACTTTTTAAAATTATTTCAATATCACTCATATCACTAAAATTTTACAGTTGAGAGCGTAAATATAGTGATTTCTCCGATGCAGGTTTGCCGCCTACAAGTGCAAGGTTCGAGTCCTTGGTCGGAACAAAAAAATATAATTCATAATTCATTATGTACGAATACCAAAACAACATCCTTTCTATACCCGCCAAACTACTCTATGAAGAGTGGGAACTAATAAGTTACGATAATTTTAAAAAATTATGTTCTCGAGGTAAACTTGTTAAATCAAAAACCGCAGGAGGATTAGATACCACAGCTTGGTTAAGCGTTTATGATTTACCTGTTCACAGAGGCGTAGATTTTAAGCAGGTATGTTTTAAAAATCTTGGCGACCCCAAAAAAATAGTGGTTCGCAATATACTTGAAAATTATATGGATCCTGATCCCGATGCCGCTCGCTTTTATTTAGAACACCGCAAACCAAATGGCAAACCATTATCAGACGAAGACAAAGCCGAAAAAACCACAAACGCCATAGTTTTAAACGCTATTCAAATGGTGTTTAACGACCCCAAAAGAAGTTTTAAACGGGGGCTTTCTTCTCAAGAAAAATGGTCAGAGGTTTCTAAAGCCGTCAATGCACTGAGCACCACTAAATGGCAATGTAGCTTACCCGGCAACTGGAGACGATTAAAAGCTAAATATGAAGACTATTTAAAAAATGGTTACGAAGTATTTTTACACAAGGGAGAGGGCCAAAAAAATGCAATCAAAATCAAGGGCGAAATTGCCGATTTCTTATTGGCTCAATATTGCCTTCCAATTAAACGTTCCATTCCAGAAGTTATGGCGTTTTATGATAAAGAAGCCATAAAAAGAGGATGGCCTACACTTACAGAACAAGCCGTGTATAACTTTTTAAATCAGCCCGAAAACGAGCGTATTTGGACACTAGCACGTCATGGCTTACAAGCATACAACAAAAAATATAAGCACACAATTACCAGAGATAAAAGCAACTGGTTTCCAAATGCCTTTTGGGTTATTGATGGTACCAAGCTCGACTGGATACACCTTTGGGATGAAGCATCTAACAAACTGGGGGCAAAACTAAAAATAGACTTATGCTTTGATGTGTATTCTGAAAAAATAATTGGCTACGATTTGTCTTTTACCGAAAGTTATTTAGAGCATTTTAAAACCATTAAAATGGCTGTAAACGAGGCACAATGTCGCCCTTACTACATAAACTATGACAACCAAGGCGGCCATAAGACAGAACGAATGCAAACGGTTTACAACTCGTTAGTGGCTAAAAACAAAGGCTTGCATCATGCTAATAAAGCGAGAGAACACTCCAACCCAGCCGAGCAATTAATTGGGCGTTTTCAAAAACAAGTAATTACAAAGTTTTGGTTTTCAGACGGGCAAAACGTAACCGTTAAAAGAGACGATAGTAAAATGAATGTCGATTTTATTGCCGAAAACAAAGACTTTATTAAAACGGTTGATGAATTAAAAAAGGCTTGGAAAGCGGCAGTAAATATCTGGAATAATAAAAAACATCCACACTTCAACGCAACCAGAAACGAGGTGTACAATCACGAAATGCAAATGAAAGAGCCATTGACACTTTGGGAAATTATGGACAAAATGTGGCTAGAAGAATCAAAACGATTAATTACATACAAGTCGAGTGGTTTAAAAATAAGCATTGCCGGACAAGACTACGAGTTTGAAGTGTTAGACGCAGAGGGTAAAATAGACACCAAATTTAGATATGAGAATGTTGGTAAAAAATTCAAAGTTAGATACGACCCAGAGTTTTTAGATGGCTATGTACAACTTTATCAAAAAGACGAAAAAGACGGCTATGTGTGTGTTGCTTATGCACAACCAAAACAAAAAATACAAACCATTCCTGCACTCATGAAAGAGGGCGACAAGGAAAAAGGATTAGCCGCAATGGAACTGCGAAAAGTAGAACTAGAACGTACGAAAAAAGAACTAAAAGCCCTAGAAGATCGCACAGGAATAAATAGACAAACATTAATTGAAGATACTGATTTAATTATAAAAATGGGCGGTAATGCCACAAAAGTAGAACGCCTTATAGCAGAGGCACTAGAAAGTGAATACGATTTTTAACCTAACTAACAATACGATGACAAATTTACAAAAAGCAACAGCAAAAATAACTATTGATATTGCTCCAAACTATGTTCTAACACCTCAATTGAAGTGCCAAAAGACCTACATATATCAAAGGTTGATTCAAAGATTTTTAGAAGATTGTAAGCTACACGAAATTTCTTTAGGTCTCGATGAATTACAACATTTAACAGAGGCTTTTCTTGAGCAGTGTATTCGCACCAGTTTGTCGCAGAATAAAAATCAACAGGAGTCTCAAAAGACAAACCAACAGCACGAATTAATTTTTCCGATTTACGAAGACTTAATGGACATCCTGTAATTAAAACCCTAATTTTTATCTTATACATAAAAGTAAAAGTATGACAAATTTACAAAAACAACAAATAGTTACAGCAATCAAACACTTATGTAGTTTGACTTCTCAAAACAAAGTAGCCACTAGAGCTGGCGTATCATCGGCGACAATTAGCCAAATGCTCAACGAAAATTGGAATTTGATTAAAGACGAAATGTGGCAAAAAGTTGTAGTAAAACTTAAAATTGAGTTGAACTGGAACACAGCTAATACTACAAATTTTGATTACATCCACAAACACTTGATGCAAGCCAAACAACAAAGCTTGTCTTTTGGAATTTCAGATAAAGCGGGAGCAGGTAAATCGGAATGTTACAAAAATTTTGCAAAAGCATATCCAAATGTAATTCACATTGAGTGTATGACTTTTTGGAAACAAAAGAGTTTCGCAAAGGCACTAAATACGGCTTGTGGTTTAGACGACTTCGGCACAACAGAGGATTTAATCGAAAGATTTATGGATCACGTTAGCGGTTTAAATACTCCTTTTTTAATATTAGACCAGTTAGACAAATTGAAAGATGCCTCGCTAGATCTATTCATTGACTTTTTTAACAACCTTCCAAATTGTGGTTTCTTATTGTCTGGAACTCCTGCACTAGAAAAGCGTTTTAAACGAGGGGTAAACAACGATAGGAGTGGTTACCACGAATGTTGGAGCCGTATAGGTAGAAAATGGCTAAAGTTAAAGCCCGCAACACTTGAAGACATAAAAGCAATTTGTGTAGCAAATGGAATTACTGACCAGGATACTATAGAAAGCATTTTCGACAACTGTGAGGATGATATGAGACGAGTTAAAAAAGATGTTCAAAAACAGTTCTTAAAAAAAACGGCATAAATGGCAGTAAAACGAGCATATAGTTACGAAGATATTAATAGGATACTCTTCAAGACTATTGAAATCAACGAGGAGTGGAAACCGCATTTAGGAGAACCACAATTAGGAAATAGTCATTGGTTGATTTTTGGAGATTCCGGGCACGGTAAAACCTCATACGTTTTGCAAATCGTTAAAATGCTTTGCCAAAATAGTCAAAGAGTACATTACAACACCGCCGAGGAGGGTATTAAAAAATCTTTCAAAATGGCACTAAAGCGAAACAACTTAAAAGGAGTTTTGGGGTTCAATTACCATCAAGAAAGTTTTAGTCAGCTATCGGAAAGGTTAAACCGAAAACGACAAGCAAAAATAGTAGTCATCGACTCGGTTCAGTATTTTTTTAGAGGGTTGCAAAGCAAGCATTATTTTGAGTTTATCAACCAGTTTAAAGATACCACTTTCATTTGGGTAAGCGGTGCAGACGGAAAGAAACCGAGGGGCAAAATAGCCGAGGATATTTACTACGATGCAGATATTGTTGTCAATGTAAAAGACTTTGAGGCAAACATCGAAAAAAACAGATTTGAGGCCTATGATTCACGAGTTATTTGGCAACAAGGATTTAACGAGCGACAATTAAAATTAGTACAAAAAGGGTAAACTATGAAACCGCAAGGTTCTTGAATACCAATTAAAAATAAAAGCTATGAAAAAATCAGTATCAACAAAAAACCAAGTAATGGATTGTCTTCAATGGCCATCAGAAGAGTACGATCAAAGACTATTTGAAACTATTTGGAACTGGTGCCACATTTACGGTAAATATCCAAGCATAATTCAACAATTGTTGGCAAACTCACAAGTCAATAAATGGTTTTTAACCGAATATGAAAAGTGCGAGATTCAGTTCTTAAAAGTGGCTGATGTTGTACCAAACAGGGTTGAACCATTGAGAGCGCATTACAAAGCCTGTACGGCTCAAATTATGGCTATTTATCCTCAAGCTCTAATTGACGATATAAAGAGAAATAGAAACTTTACCACAATAATAATTGATAACACCATTTACTATGCGAACTAAAACCCAACTAAAAAATAAAATAGCCGAACTAAAACAATGGCTTCAAGACAACGATCCACAACACCAAGCGCGCCCTCAAATAGAACGCGATTTAAGAGCCACTATTGAAGAACTAAAAAACAAAGAAAAACATGAGTAATTACATTTCAAAAAGGTTTTTTATACTTTTTGAAGTTTTAAGAACCTGCACTACACAACAAAATAATGGCAAGCAACCCATTTTTAACGAATGGGAACGCATCTTTATCAATCAAGAAAGGTCAAAACTTTTACAGGGAATTGATGATTACAAACAAGACCTAGAATTAGAACAAAAAATTCAAAATACAATAACTAATAAATTTTAAAAATGGAAACAGTAGCAGAATTAAAAGCAAAATTAGCAGAAGCCGAAGCAAAAGAGCGTGAGGCAAAAGAGCGAAAACGAAGTGATTACGAATACTTAAAAAACGAAACGATTTTAAGTCTTGTAAACAAATCAAAACATTTGTCAAACGAAATGAAAGCATTTAAAGAAGAGGCGTTTGATGATATGCAAACACTCTATTCAATGCTTCAAGAGTACAGCTCTCGCCATGCAGATGGCAAAGGAAACTTTAGAGTAGAACATAATAATTTTCGTATAAGCTATAAACGTCAGGGCAAAGCTTCTTTTGACGAGCGTTCGCACCAAGCCGAAAAGCATATCATTGACTTTGTGAACTCAAAATTTGAAAACGATGTTGATACTAAAGATTTGGTAATGTCATTACTAGAGCGTAAAAAAGGCGAATTAGATATTAACCTGGTGCAAAAACTGTACGCTATGGAAAACCGCTTCCAAGACGAAAATTGGAAACGTGGCATTGAACTGCTAAAAGAAAGTTATTCTTATTCTCACTCAAAAGATTATATCGGTTTTGAAGAGCGAAACGAAAAAGGCGAATGGCAAAATATTAACCTTCAATTTTCAAACATTTAGGGTATGGGTATCAGAATTATACCCATCACCGACCACGAGCTCTACGAAGTAAACAACAAAGAAATTTACAAGGATAGTAACGGAAATTGGATAGCAAGAGAGAGATTAACAGAGCAGGAACGTAACGCCTTTAACAATTACAAAAAGGCAGTTATAGAAAACAAAGCCTTCAAAACACACACTAAAGCAACATATAAATTTTAGTTAGGTTGATTGGTATCCCGAGTTAAAAACGTGGACGATGTAATATCCGCAGGTTCGACTCCTGCCTCGGGAACTAAATTTTAAAACAAACAATTATGTATATAGACATTCCAAAACCAGCAGTAAAGTTTATAGTTCAACTAATCGAAAAAAGAATGGCGGTTATCAAAAACAGAATTCTAAAAGAAAACAAAGACGATTGGTACGACTATGAAGGCTCACAAATTGAAATGAAAATTTGTGAAATATCGACAGAGTATATGAGATTGAATAGCACTCTAAATGAACTTTATAAAGCAGAAAGATGACAGCAACAAAAGTAAAACCAACAGAAACCATTGGCGATGACTTACCTATTCTCACGTTTCAAGTAAATAGGATAATGAAAAATTGCTCTTACCAAGTCGAAACCAAAAACGAATGGGTGCAATGGGTAACCGCCGACGTGAACCGCACGAGCTTAAAGTCCATTACGCAAGCCCAAGCCAAAAAAGTAATAATGGCACAGGAAGGTTCTACCTATGTAAACTCCCCTCTTTTAGAGGGGTGCCTGAAGGGCGGGGTGTCTGAAAACTGGACTTTTTTCGACAAATACAACCCAAAGCACAAAGTAATAATTTCATTACTCTATCAAATGCAATGGGTGATACCTTCAGAAAAATTGGGCGAAGTTCCAGACCTCGACAGATTGAGCAATTTTTTACAATCCGAAAAATCGCCAGTAAAAAAGAAGCTCAAAGATATGGAGCCGTTGGAACTCGAAAAGCTAATCAAAGCGTTAAACGGAATTGTAAAACATCGCTACAAATGAAAATGTGCAAATATAAACCACGACTAAAATGCAAGTGGCCTACTTACTGCGAAAATTACAAATGTGATTTTGGCGATATAACACCCGAAAAATGCGACCACAAAGACACAACACTTGTAGTTCTTGAAATTACAGCAAACTGCGAAAAAACAGCCATACAATGCGACTATTGCAACAAAATACTAACCGAACCAAAAACCGACTGCAGATGAGTAGCGAAATAATAATAACAACCAATATTCCACACGACGAGCTTGTTTATATTTATGAACAAAGGTGTGCGGAACTTAAACGAGAATATGATGAAAACCTACGTTTAAAAGCCGAAAACAAAAGATTAAAATTTGAGATAGATGCAATAAAAAGAATTGTTAAAAAAGCGATAGAATGAAAGTAGAACTCAAACTAAACAATGACTCCATAATTGCTGTAAACGAACTTTTAAGTTACCTATACGATATGGAAAGGTCAAACGATAAAAAAGTAAATGTTTATCGCTCCATCGGTTACGATTTAGCCGATAAATTCGATAGTAAAGCCAAACAATTAGTTAAAAAAGCCACTTTGTTTGACGCAAAAAAGAAGCATAAAATTACCTTAAAATTTCACGAGGCTTGGGCTTTAGAAATCATTTTGAGGGAATTATTCACTTACACCGATAACCACTATGTTCGATTGAGAGTAAACTTTGTAATTGACGACTTAAACCAAAAACTAGCATAATGGAACAATTTACAACCTACCGAGCCAAAGGCAAAGAAATAGGTTTAGTTTTCCTGTTTAAATATGATTTAAAAGGCAATTTAAAACTATTTGAAATTGCAGAGGGCGAACTCAATGCCAAACAAATGAAATGGCTTTTTGCAATGGGTAATTTTCCAGCATGCGAAAGCATCATTCGCTCGGTTTGGCAAAAAGAAAAAGACTATCGGCAAAAATTTGAAATTGAAGTTTCACCAGCCGATTTGTCATTTGAGGCACTTTGGAACTTGTATGGCTACAAAGAAAGCCGAAAAGATGCCGAAAAGTTTTTCAATAAACTGAACGAAGCCGATAAAATAAAATGTTTCATTCAAGTACCAAAATACAAAAAGAAAATCGCACTCACTGGAATTGCTCAAGCATTACTTGGCACGTGGCTCAACAAACAACGATTTAATGATGAATATTAAACGGTTATAACACCAAGGCTTTGCGAAGTTCGAGGCACGAGAATTTTGCAAAACCAAAGTTATAACCTAAAAATTTAAAAAAATGATACTACCATTTAGCATAAAAATTAACGGAAAGCCCTCATATTTTGTTGAAAAAATCACAAAGGGAATTTTAGAAAGTAAAGGATATAAAGACGTTCATATACAGGCAAGAATGTGTTTTGATTTAAGACAAAATAAATGGTTTAATGTAGATAAATTATTAATGTTTTCTACAAAGCCAAAATTACATACGGTTCGAGAGGATTTAAAAGAACGTTGGAAAGTAGGTACTAAAATAGATTTTTTCATAAATGTTCGTCAAAAAAACATGTTTCGCTTTGCTCCAGTTCTGCCAGTGGTCAGCACTCAAAAAATTGAATTCATTTGGAAAGACAATACTGAAAACCTCACTTGTTTAGGCACAAGTTTTGACAAAACTTGCACGATTATGATTGACGACCGCTTTTATGGTGATGCTTACTTTTTTAATGGTTTGGTTGTCTCAAGCTCGTACACGATTCCAATTTTTGCCAACAATGATGGTTTCGACACTCCAGAGGAGCTTTTTGCCTATTTCAATAAAAACTTCAAAGGTAAAATCATTCATTGGACGGATTTAAGGTATTAATTATTACTTTTGCTTATGGCTATAGGATTTATTAGAGTATTGTATAAAAATGGATTAGAGCAAAGTGTTTCAACATTATTTATAGATGACCGTATTTTTTTGTATCCAGATGGAACAAAATATTGTTCGGTTTGTGGTGAATGGGTAGAAGTTCTGACAACCAAAAAAGAGCTAGAAGAATTAGGAATAAAATTTAAAAATTAATAACATAAAATGTCAGAAAAAAAAGAAGTCAACAAAAGTATAGATGACGTAAAAGTAACAATCGGCGGGCGTGAAATTAAAGGCATAACAAGTTTGAGCTATGAAAGTTCTAATGAAAAAATTAATTATAAAAGAGTAGAAAAGATGAATAAAAAGAAAATTATTGGAATTGCGGTTTTAGCAGTATTGTTACTTATCATTTTTAAAACGTGCAAAAGTGGAAATGTAAACAATACAGCCAAAGCCGAAAAAACAGTTAATAATGATTCTATCAGCAAAGTGGTTTTAGAAGTAATTAAAAAAGAACCAAAGGTTAAAGATGCAGTCATTACAGAAGCAAATGTTTTGTATGTTTCAGTTTTAAGCGATGGCACTAATAGAGATGGTTACGCCTCTTATTTTTGCGAAACTTTAAGAGAATACAAAAGCACTATTGAAGTTGTTAAAATTGTTGAATTTGACACTATGAATAGTAAAAATAAAGATAACGCATACGGCGTGCTTTTAGGAGAAAGCCGTTGTAAATAATATCACTTCCCATGATTATTTTTTAAAATTAGACAGGAGAAAGCCCACCGAAAAAGTGGGCTTTTTTATTTGGTAAAAATCGACTTGCACGGAATTATTTAAAGCAATATTTTTGTAACATGGCGGTTAGGGATTTAACAGACAAATTATACAACGACATCAAACGCGATTTTGAGAAGTACTCAAACATCAAAGAGTTTGGTGTGCAAAAGTATTCTGTAGCTTGGGTTTTTGCCAAATTAGGAGATAAATACTATAAATCGCCAAAAACTATCGAGAATATAGTCTTTAACAGAACCCACTACCCCACAAGCCAACTATCATTTTTTACGGCACAATAATAAATTTTTCAACTTCCATATCGGCAAAAGTTCCTTCTCCATCTGGTATATTGGCACTGTAATCCATGAGCAAACATTCATAAGTCATCATATACAAATTACTACTTCCGCCAGTATCTAATGGCGAGAATGATTTTCTACTCATAGAGCTATAATTATTCCCGGCACTACTATGTAGTACTTTGTTTAGGTTATCCATAGATTCTAAAAAAGCCAATGCTTCATCTTGGTTAATACCTCCTTTATAAGTATCGGTAAAGGTTTCAAAAAACAAAAATACATCTACTTGCAAAGTAATCTGTTGCACTTTTATACCAATATTTTTAATACCTGCACTTCTAAAGGCTAAAAATACTGCAGGTGTTGGAAACGGATGCTCCTCGGCTAGATTATACACTTGTGAATGCCAAAGGTCTATCCATTCAATTTCGGGCAAATTTTGGCTTATTTTTTCGGCAAGTTCTAAATATAGGTTTCTAAAATTTTGCATTTTATAGTTGTTTAAATTGTTCTAAAATCTTGTTAAATAACCACTCATCTAAAGTATCCATCAATTTATCAGAATGTCCCATAAATTGACGTTTAGGGAATTTTATGTCTAGTTTTCGGCTGTGAGCTTGCACTTGTTCTCGTCTTCCGTTTCGGGTTCTGTGGTGTGCCCTAACATATTGATTTACTCTTAATCTTCCGCCCCCATTGTGCAATGCCGCATACGGAACGGTAGTACCAAAAATTACTGCAGTGCCGTTTTCGCTCATTACCTCAATACTTTTTTGTAAATAGGTAGTTTTTACAAGAATGGCACGCCCTGAATCTAAATCATTTTTTCGTTTATCCCATGGCTCAAAGGCACTACCTGTAAATCCTTGATTAGTAAAACTATCTTGAAACCACTGCAGGGCAGTAGTTTTGGCAAATATTCGAGATTGCTCTTTTAGTTTTTGCCCCATCGCCATAAAGTTGGGCACTTCGTGTGGCTTTCTATTTGACATTATTTTATTATGTTTGTTAAAAATTATTATGAAACACGCATTTTACAACTCGTTTCAGTGGCTCTCTAAACATTATAAGTTTATTGTTTTTGCATTAACTGGTTTATCTTTTGTGTTCTTTACTTTTGTATATCCAATATTATTACGAAGTGTATTTGTGCCTGTTTGGTTGCTTCTTATTTTGTTTTTCTTGCCTTTTTTGTTAGCAAAAATCTACGTTTTTTATTACCAAAAAAGCAAGTTTAAAATAGGCGACACGGTGCTTATAAAAGGTTCGTCAACAACCTATTTTGTAATTGGCTATGCTTTTTTAAACAAGCGTGTACTAAAAATTAGACATTTTCACAGAGAGCCTATTTTCTACCACGAATCTTTTTTAACCTTGCCATAATTACTGACTTTTTAATGATTAATACCGTGGCCACAACAAGCCAAAGCACAATTGCTATCATTTGAATTTTCATTGTTTAATCGGATTTTATTATGTTTGTTAAAAATAAATACATTATGAGCAACATTACTTTTAAAGATAATTATTTAGAGTATAAAATTTCTGATGAAGACAGAAAACATTACAGAAAAAATAACTTAGATTTTTACCATGATTTGCGGTCTATTGGAAATAAATTTTTAAACGAAACCGCCATTGTAGAAACTTTTTTTGTTTACCCTGAAACCAATTGTTTTAGCATAGATGTAAAAATAACGGCTACAAGTCAGGACTTTGAGTTGGCACTTCTGGAGGTTTACAAGGTGTGTCATCAGAGCCCATTATTTCACTTCCCACCGAATATTCCTTAATGCGTCTGCCCTGAAAAATTTTTTTTACCTTTATGTCACACATCAAATCACCTACAATGAGGTTGTTTAAAACTACCATTATCCAAATTGCTTCATCAGCGGTTAGCTTTTTTTCGGGCAATATAAATTCTGATTTTTCAATCCCACCATCAAAAGGGAGGGTTACTTTTAAGACTTTTTTCATATTTTAAAAGGTATTTAATTTGTATTTAAAAATATTTTGTATATTTGCAATGATAGTTCGCGGTTTCCCAAGAACGATTCAAATTAGACGCCTTTCGGGGCGTTTATTTTTTTATGTCACTTCTGAGGTAGTGATTTATTGTTTTTCTGTCTTTTGAAATTATTATTATTTCTTTTAATGTTGGATAACTACTATCCTTTTGAAAACTGTTTTTTAATTTTTTAATTAAAAAAGCACTTGTGTTTTGATAATTTTGCAAATCAAAAACAATAATCTCACAGCCTTGTATTTCTGCCTTTCTTAGAATATTACTAATTCTATTTCCCTCAGGACTTTTTCTATCCGCAATTTTCCCATTAATTAAATATTCGGGATTAAGATGCTTTTTAATAATCCTACCATCTAAATGAGCCCTAATTTCAACATTCATTTTTAGTTCATCTACAATAATTTTAGCACTTTCTAAATTNTCTGCAAAGTCCTTTTTATCATAAAAAATATTGACTTTCACACTTTTACCTTTGTTGGCGTAGGCCGTTTCAAGTGGTGCATTCAACTTCATTAATTCACTATTTCGAAGGGCTTTATCATTAGTGTTCAATAATTTGAAAAACTTATGGCTGTTGGTAAAAATTTCTTCATCTGCCCCTACATTACCTGGCATATCTGGGGTATCAAAATCTTCTATTTTATCATTGGTAGTTTTTTCGGCGGTTTGCACTACATCACAACGGCATCGCCAGCCATTAGGCGGATAGTGTACTCCCCAAAAAGGGTCGTCAATAGGTTTTACAACTCCATTTAGTAAAGCGTGTTCATCGCGTACCCTTCCATCTCCAGTGGTTCTATAACGCAAGTTTGGAAACAATTCTTTTTCGGCTTGTATTTTTTGCCACTTATTTGCCATTTGTGCCGCAGTTCTAGCGGTTTGATATTCGGCTTGTAACCAATGTTTATTGTATTGTGCGTTTACTTTACGCACTAGTTGACTATATTCATTAAATGGTCGCATTTTGCCGTCTTGAGAGTACAACATTTTGTTTACCGTTTCTAACATTGCATACGACTTGGCACCAGCAAACGTGTATAAGTTTTTTTTGAGTTCCGTAACAACGGTTTCGGTTCCTTTTTTACTATACTGTGTTTCCCACGATTTGCCAAAGCCCTCTTTTGCACCGCTAGACAAATCATTATAAGTTTGTTTTATCAACTCAATATTCAAGTCTTCGGGCTTAATTTTGCCTTCGTGCAATTGTTTTGCAATGGTATCAATTAAATTTTCATAAACAGAAAAATCTAAAGCCTCAATTCTAATTTCTTGTCCTGTACAAGTAGCACAACCGCAGTCTTCAAGATGATAGGAGGCTTCAATTTGTTTAAAGACTGCTTCTACTTGGCTTTTTTTTTTAATTCGTCTTGTGTGGGATTGGCTGAAGCGTTTGCCGTTTTTTGTCCCAAAATTGGAACGCCTGTTTGTTGTGAAACCCATTCGGAATCTATTTCAAATTGAGTACCTAAAATATCTACAAGCTCTGCTGTTTCTTTTGAGGTTCTAATCTCGGCATTGTCCCACTCAAAGTATTGTCCATTTAAACCTGAATATACAGAAGATAACTTTATTAATCGTGGAAAAACGAGTTTATTCATCACGTTTTTAATCATTAATTTGTCACTTTCAAAACGGTCTTTTGCTAACTTGAATTGAATTTCAACCGAACCCACAAAACCTTTCTCATCGGTTAAACCTGTACCACCTAAAAAACGTTTTGATATTTCAGAGTTGGCACGTTCCACCAAAGGGTCAAATGCACCCGATGGATTGTTGGAGCTTATCGATGGAACTTCAAACTTTTCGTTTCCACGTCCAACCATAAAGTGATTAGACTTGAAACTTTGAGCCGCTTCAAATAGTTGATTTAATCGGTTGTCGTCTTCTCGGTCTGTGGTTATGAATAAAGGCGGAACTCCGTATTTTTCAACAAAGTCAAGCCACGCACCAA